TTTGTCTGCGACACATTTATTTTGTCGGCGTGCGGCTGCGCCTGCGTAACGGTGCTGACGTGATCGGTTTAAGGGGTTGCGTGATGGCGGGATGATGCGCCATGGGCTCACAGCGCGTTGTGTGGCGTCTGGCGCGAGGGTATAAAAAAGCCCGCATTGCGCGGGCTCGGATCAGGCGATTATCTTCTGGTATTTGCTGCGGGTCTGCCCCGCCCTGGCGGCCACCTGCGTAAAAGCGCTGGCGCTGGCCGGCGCACCGGTGCCGGGGTGGGTGTGGCTGGCACACTGCTGCGCCAGCTCTGCCAGCAAATCAATGGTGTCCAGCATCATGGCCAGCGCATTAATGCTTTCGCTGCCGATATGGACGGTTGCCCCCATCAGCTGCTGACCGCCGGCGGCCACGGATTTGCGTAGCGCCGCGATTTTTTCAGTCAGTGCGCCGCTGGTTTCAATGCTGATCCCGCCGGTCACTTTCGTTGACTGTTTCCCGGCGATCTCTGTTTCGGCATCGCCCGTCACACTCGCCACGTATTTCCCGCCGGTGGCCATCGCATAATCGCCGCTGGTCACATGCTGGATATGCCCGGCCATCAGGGTGGCCGTTCCCAGCACGGTGGTTTTGTCCGTGGCTTTAATGGTGGTTTCACGCGTCACCATTTCGCGGGTTTCAGTATCGGCCTGAACGTGGCGTGACATGGATGTTTCGCGGATTGACTGATCCGTCTGTCGCTCCCAGTCACCGCCCTGCGTCACCCGCTGCGATACCTCGGCGCGCTGCTGCTGCAACTGCTCGCCCGGCTTCACGTCCGGCAGGCTTGTGCCCTCCGGCACGGTCTGGCGCACAAAGGGCTTATCCGGTCTGCCGCCGGTGAAGGCCACCTCAACCAGCGTCCCTTCGGGCGGAAACTGGAACATGCCCGAATCATTCCCGGCCATTGGCACGGGCAGCGGCACGGCAGAATAAACCGGCGTACCGCTGTCGGGCTTACCGTCTGCGTCAAGCAGCTGCACATCGACGGCATAACGCGGCCGGAACGGATCGGCAAAATTCCCGCTGCTGGCCGGTTCACTCGCGGCCATCACCCGCGCAAACTTAGGCAGGTGCATACCGCTGGCCAGCTCCGGAAAATGGCTTTCTATCTGCCGTTGTGCCGGTGTTTTTTGCAGGGGCGCGCCGGTGGCTTTGTCGCGCGGCGTCCAGGTGATAACCATCGTGTCGCCGGTGAGACTGACTTTCGTTACCCGCTCGCCGTTCATCTCAACACCGGGGCGCATTGTCTGGATCATCGGCAGCGTCATGCTGTTGCCGCCCGCCGCTGCCTGGCTGAATTCATGCGGGATATCTACCGGGCGCGCAGCAAAGAGGGACTTTTCTGCCCCGCCGGTGTAAAGCGAGCCATCCGGCAGCTGATACCAGAGATAATCCGCCACGCCAAAGGCCTTGCCCAGATTATTCAGCAGCTGGAACCCGGTGCCGGAATGCGTGAAATGGGGCACGGGCTTGTCACTGTAACCGGCATCCGGCACGGCCACCGTCAGGCCGCTGTTTTCCGTCAGCCAGGCGGTAATATCGCGCAGCGTGGGGTGCTGGAAAGAGCACGGCCACAGCTTTTCAAACACCCCGGACAGCTCGCGCACAAACAGGCGTGAAAAGCCCTTTTCCGCAGGCTGGGAGCGCTCAACATAGCCGGTAAACCAGCGAAACAGCGACTCACCGTAGCCAATATCGAGACGCACCATTTTGCCGGTGTAATCCTGCTCCGTTGCGGCAGTGATGAAACCGCGCCCGCAGCTGCTCAGCTCCAGCACGATATTCACATCAGCGGCATGCACTTCGTCACCGGACAGATAAAGACGTTTTACAGGTTTCATACTCACCCCAGCGCATCATTCACCGGTTTCAGCACCTTGCGCTCAAACCACGTCATTTGTTCTGCATCCTCTCCGATTTCTGCCGCCCCGCCAGCTGCGCCGGGCTTCTGCGCCTTACTGGTTTTGCGGCTGTTTACTGCCGCCTCTTTTTTCTCCGCCACGCTGATATGCTCACTCAGGGTAAACGTGATCGCCCAGGACATACGCCCGTCCTGCTGCGGGGCATCAATCGTGCCGCTGAAAGAGGCTTCACGCAGATTAACCGCCCGTGCAACGCTGTTGGCAACACGATACACCATGCGTTTCCCGCCGGAATCGGTGGCGTTGGCCAGCTGGAAAAGCCGGGTAAGCACGGCCACATCTTTAAAGGCTATTTCGCCATTAATACGCAGCTCTTTACCCTTCGCGCCCTGCTCCGATTTACTGGTCGCACTGGTCTGCCCGGACTGGTCTTTGTCGGGGAATTGCTGGCTCACCGTCACACGGATGCCTTTCAGGGGAATGGCTTCGCCGTTAAGCGCCAGTGTGGTTGTCGTCGTCATGGATCATCTTCCTGATACTGCTTAAATCAGCACCGGCGAGCATCAGCGCGGCGGTGTATACGGATGAAAGCGCCGGAATCCCGTCAGCCAGCTGGCGCACGATCTCCGCCGCGTTGCCACGGGCAGTAAATACCCACGCCCGTGCGCTTTTCCCGGCCACTCCGCCCGCAACGGTCGCAATATCGGCCAGCATACCGGCGCGCCGGGCACTGAAGCCGGTGAGCGCAGCCTTGAGCGCTGTCATATTCAGACCGCCCGCCGCGCCCGCCTGCGCAATCTCGCCCGCGCTGCTGACGGTTCTGGCCGTGGAAACAGACAGCGGCAGGGCAGCAGGCAGACCGTTCATCGCCCTGGCGGGCTTCTGCATTTTCACGGTGGCCAGCTCCGCCGCCGAACGCGCAAGGCGACTGACCTGTGTGAACGCCGGGGCGGGAAAAACCGCCGTCAGTGGATCGAGGCCTGCCATAAATTCATCATGCGTCGCGCCGGTGGCCATAATGATCACAACCTCCGTTTCGCCGGTCACGCCGGATAATTTTTCCGCCAGCCACGAAACGGCATTGGCCGGGCTCAGATACGCCCCGTTATCCGTCTGCTGCCCCAGCCCGAACACCCACGGGTGCGCGGCCACAACGGAACAGCTCAGCGCCGGAAACTGCCCGGGAAAAGCCAGCGTTGCTTTACGCCACATCCGCAGGTGCCTCCGGCCAGACCGGTGCGGTCACGTCCACGCGGTTCAGTAACACACGATAGGTTTTGAGCGTCTGGAGTGATCCGCTTTCGTCCTCGGTCGCGATACCCAGCTCCACCGCATCAAGTAGCGGGGCGATGGCAGCATTGACGCTGCTGATGAGTTTTTGTTTTTTCTCTGTCGCCAGCTGGATCAGGTCATCTTTTCCCGGTGCCGGAATGTCTGCCCAGACCGGGAGGCCTTTTTTCCCGGCAATGCGCATTTTTCCTTCCGGCGGTGCGCTCCCGGCAAACTCTTCCCAGACGTGATCGGCAACTTCCCTGGCATCCTCAAAGAATGTCCCCGCATCGATATAATCCTGTTTCAGGGCTTGAGGAATAAAGGTGTTATGTTTCGCACTGTAGTAATACATCGTTAAAACCCCTTCGCTATCCAGTATGAGCCGTTCAGATCAGAGCCCGCCTCAAAGCCCGTTCTGCTTACATTACGCACTGATGACCAGTTGCCATCCCCTGCACTCATGCCGGTACGGTCTGCGGTGCAGGAAATCCCCACACAGGCATTCGGAAACGCGATCGGGAATGCCACGCCGAGATAACCTATCGCGCCACTGTTAACCCTGCCCCACTGGGTGATCAGTCCTGTTGATGCATCCTTAAACCAGCCATTTGCACTGAGGCTCGCTGTATTTTTAAATGAGTATCGGGCGTCAAAGTTGCTGTAGTCATTCAACGAAAGGCGATCTATGTAGATGTTGCCGGTGGCGTTGTTGATCGTTAAAGGCCGCAGCGAGTTGTAATTACCGTACGGATCGCCCTTGTTAGTCAGCAGCAAATAGGTATTCACATTATCCTGACGCCAGAATGCACCGTACTCCCCGTACGCCATGCGCAGGGCATTGGGGTAAGTCGAAACGATTTCCGCATTGACGCTGACCGGCTCACTGTTCCGCGTGGTCATCTCAATCCCGCCAGTAGCCTTGAGCATAAGACCGTTATTGCCGCCTTTGTAATTCAGAAAACTGACGTTATCTGAATACGATGACCCCTTACCGATGTACCACTGACTTGCACCGGCATAATCACGCGAAATAATATAACTGGACTCGCCAGGCGTAACCCCTCGTACAGCCAGCGGCTCACCATCAGCAATGATGCGCAGCCCGCCGGTCATGGTATCGCCGCCTTTCGCAACAGCCCCTACATCTGACGGTGCAGGCGGATTCGCTGTATTGAAGCTACGTCGCCAGCCAGGCTGATAATTAAAATTCGGGGCAAAGGAATCCTGATTATTGATGTAGATGAACTCAGCTTTCGTAACTGCATTTGCCCCGGTAGCTGTTGTCGGCGTTGTGACACGAATAGTCATCGCATAGCGATTCCCCATGACCTCAACAACCGCGCCCGCTAACTGGATATTGCCGCAGCCAGTATCGGTGATGATTTTGTTGGTGGCGTAGTTCCACGATCCCCGGCACATCCAGTACGGGTGGCTAAAAGCGCCCTGCGCCTCAAGCCATGCAATAAATTCGCCTGTCGTCCAGCTGTTACTGTCTCCACCAATATCCACAGCGCCGGAAGACGCATAAGCGGCCGCTATAGTGCGGGCAAATTGCCGTTTATCGGGAATATCTGCCCCGTTCTGGTTTTTTTTCAGGCTGGCTTCGGCGTTATCAAAAGCTACTTTCACCGCTGCTGGCGTCGCCGCCATAGCCTGACTGGTGCTGTTTGTGGCGCTGGAAAGCATGACAAAACCTTTCTCCGTCAGCGTCGCATCGGGATGATTGCGGGATTGCTCATGCAGCCTTAAGGCGCTGTCGGCGTTCTGCGCATTCAACGAGCCCTTAGGGCGTAAGTCGGTGATCGTGCCGCCCGCGTCGATACTCGCGAGCGCAAAGACATAATGCTGCACCCCGTCCTGCACGTAATCAGCGAGGTTTGCGGCCACCGTAATTTTGCTTTGCACCGTCCAGGCACTGGTCAGGGTTCCCGTCCAGCACACATCCAGCCAGACGTTAACGGGCTTGGCGCTAAGGGTAATATTCTGGTTAGCGACCAGCTGTGTGCGCAGCCCGGCCACGTATCCCGCGCCCTGGGTAACAAAGTATTGTGTGCCGGTTCGCCCGACCATATAGCCGTCACCAAAGAAAGCCGCCATGCCATAGATATCAATGTTTTCCAGGCGCTGGCGCTCATCCATCCCGGCCATGCGGGCGGTAAAGTCGATCTGCCATGTTTCAGCAGGCGTGCTAATACCGGTTTCAGCCTGCGCACCGGTGAACTCCATCAGAAACGAGCGGGTCAGCACATTACCCTGCTGCCCTGCGGCCGTTTTCAGCTTCTGCTGCGCCGGGGCATGCACCACCATGGCAAGGATGCCACTGGCTTTGTTAACAAGTCCGATCCAGTTGAAGGTGAAATTACCCACATCCGCGCCCAGCACCACTGAAAAGGCCACGGCATTAGCACTGACCACACCGGTGCGCGACACGGCCTGGCGGTGAACAATCTGCGATGCGGGCGGCAGCGTCTCCGCACGGTTTACAGGCAACGAGGGATCAAGGCCGGGTACGTTCGCGAAAACGAATTCATCCAGCACAACAGGCTCACTGCTGATGGTCTGCCTGGCTTTCCATTGCTCGAATGCCGTAGTGATAGCTGTCTGTGACATTTTTTACTGCTCCTTACAGGCTGGCGCTGAACGTCGCGCCGCTGACCGAACCGGCCAGGCTGGCCGGATAACAAATGTATTCCCCCTGATCCCAGCCAGCACGGATGGCCAGCTTTTCGGAGGTGATGACTTCAAACTGATAACGGCGGCAGGTTCTGCCGTACTGCTGGATTATCTGCACAAGCAGTTGCGTATTACTGGCTATCTGACCATCGGTGAGACGTAACGTGATAATGTCCCAGTCAATCCCTGGTTGCCGTTCAAGCACTTCAACAAGCCCGATCCCCAGTCGCTGAAAGATTCTTATAAACCCCTCAACGGAACCGGCGTCTGCCGCGTTAACAAAGGCATAGGCCACCCGCTTACGGAACAGCGCAAGCGGCTCCCCGTCGAAGCGGGAAATGTCCCGGTCATAGGCAATCAGATTAAGCAGCGGCTCTGTGCAGGTGAGCGGATCGAACTGACTCACCGGCCACGTCACCCAGCCATAAACGGCCTGCCAGAATGCGCGCGCAGCGCGCAGCAGCTTCTGCGGCTCACCGTTATCCATCCAGAACGGCAGCGCGAGCGCCGCCAGCTTTTTCATAAACTCAGGCATTAGTGACACTCACGGTTAAGGATTGCAGGCGCGGCACGCTCAGCTCACTGACAATATCCGGGAGTGAAAAGGCCACCGAATCGGCCAGCGGAAAGGCCTGGTGAATCTCCTGCCCCAGTCGCGAGAAGCTAAAGCGCGCGTAAGGCCATGTTTTTTCGACGCTAAAATCGGCGTTTTCACGAAAGGCGCAGCGGATCATGTTTTCCACACCGGTTTTCAGGCTGCTGCGCGCATCCTCACTGACGCTGGCAAGGTTTCGTACATACACCGTGACGGTCAGCGCATGCCGCGTTTCCGGCATGGGGAAGCACTGCATATCATCACCATGGCCGTGATGCCCCTGCGTGGTGATGTAGTCGTTGACGGTTGCCACAAACGGATCGGAGGGCGCGCCGGTATCAAGCAGAAGATAGGCATTCGCCGTGCCTGGCCCCCGTGGTGCGTCATGCTTAAAAAAGACGCGGTCTATGCTCAGCCCGGCCACGCCTGCAATCATCGAACGGTACACGGCGTCAGTGTGATAATTGCCGACCAGATTGAACTGGTTTCGGCAGCGCTCGCGCAGCTCGTCGTCGCTCTCTTCATCTGCGCCCGGCGTCGTCAGCCAGTCCTCTTCGTTGACTGCGTGGCTGATACCGTCCACGGCCACCGGCAGAATGCGGTAATACCCCGGCGCAAGGTTATAGGCACCGCCCGGCGCACTGGCTTTTACCGGGATAAGCGCAGCGGGCTTGTCGGCCGTGATGGTGAAATCGTCCAGCGTGGCCAGTACGTAAATCACGCCGTTAATGCGCTCGGTCTGGATAAGCGTTCCCGCCTTCACCGTGACCACTGCCGTGGCATCCGTTTTATAAAAGCGGATCATTCCCAGCGCAGCGCTGGCGGGCTTTGGCGTGACATTCACCGCCCAGGCGAGCAGCCGCAGCATTTCCCCTGATGCGGTGGCCACAAACATGCTGGCCAGCACCGTATTCACCAGCACATCCTTAAGCCAAAGCACTGGCGTGGTCACAATGGCGGTGATTAACCGCCAGAACGGGGACATGCGCGAGGTATTGGTGATAATGCCCTCGTCGGCGACGATATGGTTAAAGCGGGTGCGCAGCGCCTCAGCTGTCACCGGCATGCCGGACTGCTTCACCACCTCTTCAAAATCAACCTGCGGCTTATTTGTCATAACTCCACCCTGGTAGAAATTGCCCCGAACTCCCACGTGCCCGCCGTGATCCAGAGGCGCTTAAGGTTTTCCTCTGTGATGACCACCGTTCCCGGCTCTATACGCTCATCACTTTCGATCAGCAGCTCCAGACGCGTAAGAATGTCGCCGCGCAGGGTCGGGCTGCGCTCGGCGATAAGTTCAGTCGCCAGACCACTTTCTAAAATGGCGTGAACAATGTCCTGCCCGATGCTTTTACTGTTATTGCAGAGTGTCGGCTCATTCCCCGGATTTAAAACAAAGTCCCGGCCATTAATCAGTAAATCAATATATAAAAGGTCACTCATGCATGTAGCTCCTGCCATTCCGCAAGCTGTCCCGGCGTCAGCGGTTGCTGGGTATTAATATTCAGGGTGCCGATTTTCTGGCTGCGGTCTGTCACGGTACTGGTATTAGCGGAAATGGTTTTGCTGATGCCGCCTTTATCAATATCGGTTAAGCGCCCACCGGTGGATAACGTATTTTGTGTTACGGTTGGCGCAGGTATTTCCTGCGCACTCACCGGCACAGCATTAATTGCCGTTTCCGCCGCAAGCGAAATATCAACACCGGGAATTTTATTTAATTTTTCAACTATCCAGTTCCACGACTTAAGAAACCCACCTTTAATCGTGTTCCAGATATTATCGAACAACCCCATAATGCCGGAGGCCATATTCCCCAGCGACTCTAACGGGGAAAAACCGGACAGTAAGGCCGTAAATTTATTCCATCCCTCGCTGATGTATTCCCATGCGCCCGTAAAGACTTCGGCCAGCCACGAAATATATTTCTCAACCAGCTTAAACGCCGTGGTGTTCATCACTGCCGCTTTCACGTCGTCCCAGTGCTTAATCAGCATGTAACAACCGATGGCCAGCAGGGCAATCGCACCGATGATCAGCAGAATCGGCCAGCTCAAAAAGTTGATGGCCGCACCGGTCAGTACCGACGCAATACGAACCGCCAGCAGCACCCCACGCAGCGCAGAGAGTGTGGCGGCGTAAGCCGCAGTTGCGCCCCGGACAAGCCACATGACGGCGATATGTACTTTCGTGACCGCCATGACGGCGGACATAATGCCCCGCAGGCCGCTCATGATAAAAAATGACACGCCCATAACGATATTGGCGAGCGCCCCGGCACCGGCCAGGCTCATAACGGCCAGTGTGGCATACCCCACCACACGCGCGATATTGGGAAACATCTCCATCCATTTTGCGAACGTGGCACCCATATCTGCCAGACGGTTCAGCAGCGGATAGAGAACCGGGATCAGCGTCAGGCCAATAACGGTCTGGATCGCGGTAAGGATGGCCATAAAGCGATCCCACGGCTTCACCATTTTCGCGGCCATCTCCTGGGTACGCTTCAGCCCGTCCGATCCGCCCAGTTCAGTGATGTTGCGCTGCATCAGCGCCACGTTGCCGTAAAGCTGTTTCACCACGGCCGAACTGTCACCAAAAGCATCATCCAGCTCTTTCTGTGCTTTCAGGTTCCCTTCGAGGCTCTTGCCGTATTTGCCCTGTAATTTTTCCAGCATGGCGGGCATGGACAGGAGATTGCCGTTGGCATCCTCAAACGACAACCCCAGCTTTTTCGCCCCGTCCACTGCCCCGGTGATAAAGCTCTCATACGCCCCGCTGGCCTCGGTGCCCAGCGTCCGGCTCAGTTGCCCCAGCACGGCCAGCTGCTCATCGAGGCCGATATTGAAGTTCGTCCCGACGCCGCGCGCGCCTTCGATCAGGTCTTTGACCGTGCCCAGTTCAACGCCAAACTGCTGGCGCATAAAGGCCATTTTGCCCGCCAGCTGCTCGGCGAACTGCACTTTGCCCAGGCGCTCGGCATCGCTGCGGAAATTACCGAACATCTGCCCCATAAATTCAGCCGTTTCGGCGGAGGTGGCTTTCATCGCAAAGGCCAGGGTGTTGGCAACTTTCGTCACCTTTGGCAGCTCCGTTGAGGTCAGCCCGGCAATCGCGCCGTTAATTTCTGCCGTGGAATTCACAAACTCCACCGCGCTGGCACCGTATTTCATGCTGAAAAGCGTGGCATCCCGGCTGACGGTCTTCAGCGCTTTGTCGTCCACGCCCCGCGCCGATGCCTCCTGAAGCGCGTCATACATCTCAATAGCAGGACTCAGCGCCCCTTTAATGGTCTGCGCCACGCCCCACATCGCCAGTGCGCCCATGCCGATGCGGTTAAAGGCGTCCTTGGACTTATCGGCAAAAGCCGTTACCGATCGCTGCGCCTGCCTTAGCGGGCGCGTTAATCTGTCGATGAGCCTTAATTCAAAATCCAGTTCATTCATCAGGAGCCTTTAAACGCTTTTCCAATGCCATTGCCCACCGCCGCAGACATGAATTCCCAGTGGCGGTTATCCAGCCAGATGGCGGCAGCAATATCATCAACAGTGTCCTCCCCGTGGGGGAGATAATGGCGGCGTAAAATTAAATATTGCGAGAGTCCATTTGATTCAATCGCCTGAACCCGCTGCGTTAGTTTTTTACTTCGATTTCCAGCTCAGGAGCGTAAATCTCATTAATCTTACCAACCAGCTGGAGCGCCGCGCCCGGACGTTTCACAATATCCGCCAGCGCTTCTTTACTTTCCGCTGCGACAATACGGTTCAGATAATTCACCGCCGGGGCAACCTTATTATCCATCGACATTTCGTTGATGAATTTATTGTATGCCGTGGTATTAGGCGTAAATACCAGCTCAACACCGCCAATCATTAATTCAATCTTTTCCATTTACTATTTCCTCTCGTTTATTAATTTCATCGACCAGCGTGTTATGACGCGCTGCACAGGTTGTATATAATTTCTGGTAATCCAGTAATGCCCCGGCAATATATGCCCCGGTTACACCGTTAAGGCGTGGCAGTTTTTCCGGACATTTTGTTTTCAGGTTTTCCTGATAGGACACGTTCGGCGCGATCTGCGGCGTCGTTGTACAGCCGCACAAACTCATCAGACACACAGACGTTAGTAAAAACCGGCTTAACGATTTCATAGCGAATCTCATCTGGCTGATCGGCCTGAAGCGCCGCCAGCTTGTCTTCAAGACTGCGGGCGGAGTCACTGGCAATGCCCCGGAACACGCTGCCGGTTGCGGCGGCCGCTTTCTGCACGGCCAGATCGAGGCTGTCACGGTGCCACGTCGCCACTTTCCAGCCCGCCAGAAATGCCAGTGCCAGCCCCGCCAGTAGCGCAACTGCCGCCCTGCTCATCAGCGCACCCCGTTATGCTCAAGGCTGAAATGATTACCGTCCGGGCGGGATTTGAAGCGCCCGCCCCAGCAGCCGCCAAGGCTTTCCCAGTATTCCCCCAGGGGACGGTACGCTTCGGTCTGCGTCTGGTACACGCCGTTGATAAACAGGTTAAAGTCCACCGCCAGACGCTGGGTATGCAGACTGTTACTGATGCCGCTGCCCTTTTTCGCATTCAGCGCTGCCTGCTCCGGGGTACGGTATGCCTCGCCAAAGGTCAGGCGATAGCCCTTGCTCTGCGCCCAGTGGATCAGGTCAGCAATCAGCGCCGTAAACAGCTGTTGTTTTTCGCTCAGGGTCATTATTTTTCTTCCGGTTCGCTCCCCGCCCGGCAGCGGAGATACATTTCAACGGCCTGATAACCGGCAATCCCGAGCCCTGCCCCCAGCCCCTGAATCGCCAGCGGGCTGGCATCGGGGATCTGAATCAGAATGGCACCGGCCACAACGGAAACCAGGCTCCCCAGAATGACGCGACTGACAAACAGGCGCGGCGTGATGGGGTCATTGCTGGCGAGCACTTTGGCAATCGCGATCAGCGCGCCAATGGCCAGCAGCGAATACAAACTTTTTTCATGTTCCTGCATTTTTTCCGTTATCCGATAAGGTTTGCCGTGGCTTCCGCTTCCAGATACGGGATGCCGTCAATGTTGATAAAACGCGGATCAGTCACCTTGAACGGGATTTTTCGCGTTGCCAGTGCGCCGCCCTTCGGATCGATATCCAGAATGTCAGACATGATCATCTTGCAGCCGAAGGCCTCGACTTTGGCCTCTTCATCCCCGGCTTTCGCGTAAAACATAAAATCCTGCGGCGGGATGCCACGCCATGATCCGGCCTGCTGTGCCAGCCCTTTGATAAGGGCGAAATATTTGATACTCAGCTCCAGCTCACCTTCTGCCGCCACATCGCCGTCAACGTAGCCATCCGGCACACCGTGCGTCTGTGTGGCGGCGGTGTTGTCGGTAATCGAGAGCGTGATTTTCTCGGCATGCACCTGCGTACCGTTCACCAGAAAATCAAATGACATGCCACTGATACGCTTACTCATGCGCTGGCCTCCACGGTCTGATCGAGCACAAGACTGATCGAGATTTGCAGCGGTACTTCATACGGACGCACCACAATGTAAATCTCGACGTGTTTTTTGGTTTTCCAGACGATTTTCACGTCGCCATCCTGCGGCGGCTTCACCTCTCCCGGAAACGTCACACCGTTGATTTGTACGGATCTGGACATTTCACGCAGCGGCGCGGCGAAAATGGACTGGTGCGCGGCAATGCTCGCCGGCGTGCTGTTAAGCGAACGGTCGCCAATTTTGCCGATGGCCAGCAGTCGCACACGGCGCGCCACCTTGTCAGCAATGCGCAGCGTCTCAATCGACTGATAATCGCCGCCCTCAACATCCAGTGTCCGCCCGTCTGACCAGTAAAGGCCGTCATAATCGGGATACCACATCGGCACACTGAAACGCTGTGCCTCCAGCGCCTGGAGGGTGGCCACCGTGATGGCTTCACCCTCGCCATCCACCGGCATTTCGTCACTGCCGGTACTCAGCAGCGCCCCGGTTTTCACGCGCGCCGGGCTGTCTGCGACGGTAACAGCACGGTTACACAGCCGCCCGGCCAGTACACCCGGCTCGTTGCCCCACAGGCACGGAACCAGCTGAACCGCCTTTTCTGCGATGCCAGCCTGAAGCGCTGACAGCCGCGCCAGATAATCGGCCTGGGTCTCTTTTGCCTGAAAACCTTCCACGGCCAGCAGGAACCATACCCAGCGCCCGTACTTTGCAATAAGCTCAGCGCGAAGCGTGGCGGCCAGATTGATCGCGGCTTTGTCGCTCACGGCATCACACAGCACCACCCCTTCAACGGAGCACGCCAGCTGCGCCGCGTGAACCGCTTTTGCCCAGGCATCAGGCTCCGCGTCATCGGCCAGCACATGCACGAATGCCCACCAGTTCTGCCCGGCGTTTGCCCGTGCAGCCATCAGATAGCTTTTCAGCGGACTCGCTGCACTGCCCAGCAACGCATCAAAATCCGTCTGGGTGTTTACCGCCTGCGTTTTGCCGTTGCCCTTTTTACCCCTGCCGATAAACAGTACGCAGCGCTCGACTTCCGTCACTTCGCCCTGCAACTGGTTTACCTGGTTTACGTCCACACTTGGCCAGGTCATGTTTTCCCCTTATCTGTCCTGCGCGTTCACATCCCAGCCAAAGCCGATGGCTTGCAGCTGGCGCGCCAGTGCCTTGTTAAATTCATCATCATTCATGCCCAGAAATGCGCGGGCAGGGACGTTGATAACCCAGCTTGTCTTCACCGCTCTGCCGCTCATCCTGCGGATAATTACCCCCGCCTGTGCGTAAGTCAGGGTGTCGGTGATTTGCCGGTAAGTCGGTTTTTTCCACCGCTTACCGCGCTTTACTGCATACCCCAGCGCCCGCAGCTTTTTGGCCTGGGCGATGGTGGCTTTTTTACCCGGCTCCGCCCGGCTTCTTTGCCCGCTGCGGTTTACCCGCACGGACATGCCGTATTGCTGCGAGTACCCCACCACACCGGCAGGAACAGGCGAAGCTCCGTTGCGGTAGCCACCGCCCTGCAAATACACCCGCACGGCGTCAATTTCCGGCATTTCACGCACATGCAGCAGCTTCGGCAGGTTGCGCAGCATCTTGCCCCGGCGCTTTGTCTTTCGCCCCGCCCATGCGCTGCCATCGGGCGACTGTTGATTGCGCACATTGCGTTTTGCGGCGGCAATCAGGCCGTATTTCGCCAGGCGCCACAAAAGCCGCTGACGCTTGCGGGGCGGCAAATCAAGGCTGGTCAGCGCGTTTTGCAGTCCGGCCAGCTGGTCCGGGTTCAGCTCCCCGCCCGCAAACATCAGGACTCACCCACCGGCGCGCCCGCTTCATCCACGCCGTGAACCGTGGCACTCAGCGCCGTCCAGATCTCCGGCTCAACCAGTGACCAGCGTTCACCGCGATACGGGATAAGGCCTGCGGCATCCGGCCTGATAACCAGTTCATCCGCGAGGGGAAGGGTCAGCACCACCGTGGCGGTCTCCTCATCCTCAAGCGTCACATCCCAGTCGGCCTCCGTGTTTTCAATCCCCAGCTCTTCCATCACCGGGGCGGCGTGTTCATCCATCCAGACTTCAAGCAGCGCAACCAGCAGCTGCGGCGCAACCAGGCGAAACGGGAAGCGCTCCCACGACAGCAGCGCGTTATACCGCAGCACGGAAAGGCGGTACTGCCCTGCGCCCAAATCCCGCGCGGCTGAGATCACCTGCATCCCGTCAATCTGGCTGTCGAAACTCAGGCGCGCGCGCTCCGGCACGTTCTGCGTAAAAAATGCGGTAAGCGACTCCAGCTGTGTTTTCATACCTTGCGCACCCCGGCACGTTTCAGGCCTTTCATATGCCGGATAGTCACTGAGGATTCAGCCATCAGCCCGGCGCGGGTTTCGTCGCTCTCCTGCCCCGGATGGGTTTCACGCCGTCCGATAGTGGCGAACTCACCCAGCAGATCGGCTTTTGCCCTGGCAAACACCGCTTTGGTGTACTGCGCACAAAGACCGTTCAGGCCATCCATGACGGGGCCAGGCACATCAGCGGCGTTTTCATGCCCCGCCGCCCGGTGTTTTGCCTCCACCGTGGCCAGATCGGCATTCACTTCCATCACTGCCGCCAGTAACGCACTGGCAAGGGTGCTGGCGTCCATATCAGGCGGTAACGCCCGCTGTGACTGAAAATCTGCCAGATTCAGATCCGGCCAGAATCCGTCATTGGTTAACGCTACATCCTGATAGTCGATCGGCTTTCCGCTAAACATGGCTCCCCCGAAAAAGGCGGGCTGACCGGCATCCAAGGCGCATAACACCGCTGTGTTTTGCCCTCCGCCGCGCCCGCCCGGCTTGCGGTAGTCGTTATTATTCTTTTGTCAGACTGCGGATACGTGCGGCAATCTGGGCGCGCAGCGTGGTAACGCCCACGCGCTTGTAAAGATGCTCAGCGCTGGCCAGCAGGGCATCGGCTTTTTCCAGCGTTTCCACATCCTCTACAGCCGTGGCGCGTGGCTGACCGTTGTCATCACGCAGCAGCATCTGACCGGCAAACTTGAACCATTTGGCGGTGATTTCTTCATGCAGCCGCCAGTGCTGCGTGACCTTTTCAAAGACCTGCGAGAAATAGGGCTCCACACTTTCACCCGCTGCCGCCGTCTCCTCCGCCCAGGCCATCACCGTATCGGCGACAAACACAGGGAAGCGGCTTTTGATGCCCTCCGGGGTCGGTTGCTGCTGTTCGATGGCGATATCGGCCAGGCGCAAGGCCTCGTCCAGATCGCCCGCATCAAACATCCACACCACGTACCAGGCCAGGACCGGGTTTTCATACGCGCTGTCGCCACTCAGATAGGCTTCAATGGTCGGTTTCCAGCGAGGAATAAGCTCATCACGCTTGTACGCCTCGCGATCGGCAATGGTCGGCAGCGCGCGCACATACGCCACATCCTGATTCAGCATCTGGATCTGCATATGCAGGCTTTCCATCGTCTCGATGGCCTTACGCTGCTTTAACTGCTGCGCCACATTGAGGCGCTGGCTGTGTCGCTGTGCGGGTGAAAGTGCCATTTATCAGCCCTCAGCCGGTTCGGTCACTTTGCCGATGGTCACAGCCTCTTCGTCGATCGCCGCGTACAGCTCCGGCACTTCGACGGCATAGCCTTCGTTGCGCAGGTATTTGTTTTCATACTGCTTGCGGTCTTCAACAAACTCCGCCTTACGCTGGCGGGTGCCGCGCTGGGTGTAGATATGCAGGTTGCTCAGCGGCGTTACCACCATGCGCTTACCCGGCATAAACGGCGGGATGATCGCCGGACGGCCTGCGATGGTGCTGCCAAGCAGCTGCGCCGCGATTTTTTCCGTGGGTCGGTCAGCAGCCTGGTAAAGCCGGTACTGCTCAGCGGCCACAAGGTCAGCGCCAACCAGCACGACCAGACGCGGATCGGTGCGGAACTGCGCCGGAATCTTGGCGTTGATGAGATCAGAGGCCATGGCATCCAGCGAACGGTAATCACCTTTGTCGTCCAGGGTGATCGGCGTGTCCATGATCTGGAAGCCGTCGTTGAAGGTTTTCATACGGGCATGCCAGCCGATATTCACGTCCTCACCGTTCGGGTTCTTCTCCGGGTCGGTGTCAACCGCGACGGACTTGCCGTTAAAGCCGATACGCAGCATATCCAGCGCAAACGCCTGATTAGAGAACGTCTGAACCATCTGGAAGAACTCACCCTCACTGCCTGCGTTTGCCCACATGGAAAGCAAATCCCAGCGCAGCGCGGCGCAGGAGTCCGTTTCAACCAGTTTGTAGTCATTACCGTCAACGCCAACGCGTTTGGTAAAACGCCCTTCAGCCTTGCGCCCGGTATGAAGTGCAGACGCCCCCACAGACACGACCTGGCCGCTCAGCTGATCAACATCGGCGACGGTGATCATGCTCAGGAACTCAACAGACTCCAGCAGCGCAGCGCGCAGGGTTGTTTCCTGCGGATCGGTTAATTTGAATGCGCGGGATGGATTGGTGACGCCATAGTGTTCTGCCAGACCGGCAGAGAAGGCATCAATATAATCCAGCGCACGGTTATTTAATTGCATACGGTTCCCTCGCGTTGACGCGATTTATTAAATAAAGTCGAATGACTTTTAGCGAAAACGGTGATCAGATAAATTTAAAGCGCTTGTCTTTTTTATCGCCGAACTGACGGCGCGGCATATCGGTCACGCGTTTATCCAGCTTGCTGAAATTTTTCACCACGTCTTTGATATTCCCCAGCAGCGTTGAAAACTCCTGCGTATCGATTACTTCAGCAATCTGATCGACATCTTCCACGGTTGAATTCAGTTTTTCTTCAATCGCTGTAACACGCGTTTCCAGTGCGTTAACAGCTTCTGCAAGCGCCTGCAATTTATCGTCGCCGGCCGGTACTTCCTCCTGCGGCTCTTCTTCAAAGTGTGGCTTGATACCAAATAATTTTTGCCATTGTGGCTTCATTTTTATCGCCTTATTAATGTTTCCGTTGGTGGTTACTGAAAACGCGTAGTAACCCGATTTATTTTTATTACGCTCAGAGAAGCGTAATCGTGTAGTGCCCACGCTGGCGGGTGAGTCAGTGACCGCCAGCCCTTTGAGATAGGTACGCCCGGTGCCGCGCCAGTCCTCTTCGGGTTCAATGGAGAAATAAACCAGCTGGTCTTCGCGATTAGCATGAATAAGGTTCATAGCAGGGCTGATTTTTGCGTAAAGCCGGGCAACACCATCATTTCCGTCCTGCCACATTACTTCGCGTACTTCCCCGAATGTCCCCCACCCACGCTCATGCTCTGGCCAGAGTCTCGCGCTGTAATGGTTAAAGTCATAGGTTTCCCCCATATCAATAATCCAGTCGCGATGAATCTGGCGTCCGTCAACCGTATCTCCTTCGGTGGCAATACACAGCCAGTCTGTTAACAGTTGAGACATTATTTCCTCTCGCCTCGCTGATATTGCAGGGCGATTATTACGGAATAAATGAATCCCTTCACCCCGGTTAATTCTTATGAGTTCGGATAACAGCCCTTAGTGGAATGGTTACGAATAATGCCCGCCGTTTTTTATATTCAGGCGCGGCATAATTAAGCCTATGGCTAAATACTCAGAAGAATTAAAAGGCGTTGCCCGTGCATTATATTTGCGTCGCGCCACGCCAAAAGAAATTGCATCCGAATTAAATCTGCCGAATGCGCGGATCGTTTATTACTGGGCGGAAAAACACAGCTGGGCTGACTTACTGAGCCACGAAAGCACAGAGGAAGCGATTGAACGACGCTACCAGCTGCTTGCCGCGCGTGACGGTAAAAGCGACACCGAACTTAAAGAAATGGACATGCTGATTGCGCATGCCACCAAACTGCGGGCGCAGAGCAACAAGCATAAAGAGAAGCTGGCCGAAAACCGGGGAACGACGCGCGACAACGCCCCTGACGACAGCGACGGGGAGCCGCGCAAGAAACGCAAATATAAAAAGAATGATGTTTCATCCCTGACGCAGGACGATTTTGATGCCTGGGCAGATGAGCACCTCTTTGAATACCAGAAACACCTGCGGCTTAACATCGGCCAGCAGGTCAGGAACATCCTCAAAAGCCGCCAGATCGGGGCGACCTGGTATTTTGCTTATGAGGCTTTTGAAAATGCGGTGATGACCGGCGATCCGCAAATTTTTTTGTCCGCGTCCAAAGCGCAGGCCGAGGTGTTCCGTTCCTACATCGTGAACATCGCCGAGCAGTATTTCGGGATCACGCTCACCGGCAACCCGATTCGCCTGAGTAACGGCGCAGAGCTGCGTTTTCTCTCAACGAACAAAAACACCGCTCAGTCATACAGCGGGCACCTGTACTGTGACGAATATTTCTGGGTGCCCAACTTCGCCAGGCTGAACGAAGTAGCCAGCGCGATGGCCACGCATGACAAGTGGCGCACCACCTACTTTTCAACGCCATCGGCCAAAACTCACCAGGCCTATCCGTTCTGGACTGGCGAGGAATGGAAACAGGGCAGTAAAAAGCGCGCGGCGGCAGTCTTTCCGTCCTTTGACGATATGCGCAACGGTGGCCGTCTTTGCCCGGATGGTCAGTGGCGCTACATCATCACGATGGAAGATGCGATCGCGGGCGGCTTTAACCTCGCCAGCATCGAGAAACTGCGCAACCGCTACAACGACGCCACCTTTTCCATGCTTTATATGTGCGTGTTCGTGGACAGCAAGGACAGCGTTTTCCGGTTTTCTGATCTGGAGGCCTGCGGCGTAGAAACGGAAACCTGGCAGGATCACGACATCAGAAAAGCGCGGCCATTTGGCGAGCGCCCTGTGTGGGGCGGTTTCGACCCTGCCCGCAGCGGTGATTTGAGCTGCTTTGTCATTGTCGCCCCGCCTGAGTATGCCGCCGAGCGATACCGGGTGCTGCGCGTCTTTAACTGGAAGGGCATGAATTTTCGCTGGCAGGCAAAGCAGATCGAGGAGCTGTTTCACAAATACAACTTCACCTATCTGGGCATCGACGTGACCGGCATCGGCCAGGGCGTTTATGAAAATATTCAGCATTTTGCGCTGCGTGTGGCGGTGGCTATCCGCTATGACCGTCACACCAAAGACCAGCTGGTCCTGAAAGCCGCTGATGTGGTGGAGAGCCAGCGTATCGAGTGGGACAAAGACATGAAAGAGATCGCGGCCAGCTTTATGGCCATACGCCGCACCACCACGCAAAGCGGTGGCGCAATGACATTTGTCGCAGACCGCAGTCAGGACACCGGACACGCGGAATCCTTCTGGGCGATAGCCCATGCACTGCATAACGAACCCCTTAACTACGAGAACAAACCGCGGAGTCGCTGGCGGATCAGGAAAGAGGCAGCATGAAAAAGAAGAAATACACCGCCGCGCGCGGTAAAGGTAAAAACGCGCCAGCCAGAAAGATGAGTATCCTGCGTTTCGGCAAGCCTGAACCGGTACTGACCACCGGCACAGATTACTGCGACGTATGGTATGACAACGAGGCCAACCACTTTACGCTACCGATTGACAGGCTGGCGCTGGCGCAGCTGATTAACCTGAATGGCCAGCACGGCGGCATCATCCATTCACGCAAAAACATGGTGCTGGCTGACTATATCGGCGGCGGGTTATCCCGTGATGACCTTGAAGCCGCAGTGTTTGATTTTATTACCTTCGGGGATGTGGGGATCGTAAAAATCCGCAATGGCTGGGGTGACGTTATCGCCCTGACACCCTTGCCGGGGCTGTATACGCGTCGTCGTAAAACGGGGGAATTTGCTGTGCTGCAACAGGGCGAGCCGCTGATTTATCCGCCAGAAGATGTAGTTTTTCTGCGTATGTATGACCCGCAGCAGCATATCTACGGCCTGCCGGACTACATCGGCGGCATTCACTCCGCGCTGCTTAACAGTGAGGCGGTGATTTTCCGCCGCCGCTACTACCACAACGGCGCACATACGGGCGGCATCCTCTATACATCTGACCCCAGCATGACCGACGAACTGGAGGAAGAGATTGAACGCCAGCTGCGTGACAGCAAAGGGATCGGTAACTTCTCCACGATTCTGGTGAATATTCCGAACGGACAAAAAGATGGGGTGCAGTTTATTCAGATGGGCGACATTTCTGCCAATGATGAGTTTGCCAGCGTGAAAAACATCAGCGCCCAGGATGTACTGAATGCGCACCGCTTTCCGGCAGGTCTGGCCGGGCAAATCGCGCAGAATGCTGCCGGGCTGGGCGACCCGGAGAAGGCGGAGCGAATTTACAAAAAAAGCGAAGTACTGCCCCTCCAGCGCCGCTTTATGGAGGCCATCAGCGCCGACCCGGAAATCCCGGAATATCTGCACCTTAACTTTGCTTTCCCACAACAAACAGACGGTGCGGCATGAGCAAAAAAAGGTTAAAATCTAGGCATCCCAAAATGTCTGGAGCATGGAAAATGCGCGTATTAAAAATTAAATGCCCGGATTGCGACGCTGCGGCGATTATAAAGAAAACTAACCGCAAGCATCGCGAAATAGCGGATATTTACTGTGCATGTAGCGATGTGGAGTGTGGGCATACGTTTGTTATGAATCTGACGTTCTCCCACACACTTAGCCCCAGCGCTAAAACCGGTGATGCGATGTTGCAACAGCTGATCAGCAACCTTTCACCTCAGCAAAAACAGATGACGTTTGATTTGCTGAAAGCAAGTACCTGATCATCAATGGCCTCTTTCATAGAGGCTTTTTAACGCTTGCTCTTTTTCGACGAGTGCGACAATCAAATCCGAAGACATTTCAGAAATCCATGACATCACTATTCTATTTTGCTCAAGGTCTAAATCTCCTTTAGCAGCCAGACCAGCAACCAGATCTAATCGGCGCATCTGAATAATCTCGTCAAACAGTTCAGGCATAACTCACTCCATCGCAAAAACACTGTATATATAAACAGTATCATTTTGACATGATTTTAGAAACATCTTTTTTACTCACCCAAGGTATATATCTATAAATTTCCTTGGGTTATACACATCATGCCCAACCCGGCCAGATTTCATCTTCCGGCATTCTTCTTTTTTCCTGTAGCTGTCCATTTCGATAAATCAAAGAATTTCGACCATATACCAGCCCACTCCCCCGCATCAAAATATCGATTTCTACATCATCACCGTTAAAACCACGGCTATGCAGATCCAGTTTTAATCGTCTGCGGGCTCCACCCTCAGTACAGTTATTGACAGAACTCCAAGGGGCGGTGCTGCCGCCAGAAAAACCCGCCTCCGCTGGCGCTTCGGCCAACTTCGCGACTTTCTGCCATTTGACGAGACGTGTGCAAACTTCAGAGTCAGGAATAAGAGGTGAGTAAACCCCCTGAACACGCTGCACATCTTCTGCGTACTCGTTCCCCTGCTCTGTGATTTCATAAGCGAGGCGCACGACCAGATCACAACGCTTTACCAGTGCGCCGCCCTGCAACTGCGTATACGCAGCCCAGTCGCCCACATCTGCCGCCGCTAAAACGGCATCCATGCGGCTATCAGTCAGCCGCTGATCCCGCAAACGGCGCAGCTCGCGCCAGACCGTCACCGGCGCGCCGCCAATCTGTTGAAACTGACGTATGCGCCACCGGGACGCCCATGCCGTAACCGCTTTGGACATATCCCGCAGGCTTTCCCCTGTTTCCTCGTCTGTTTCGCCATCAAGCGCAAAACCATCAATGTTTTTGGAGATGTATTTAGCGATATAGCCGGTGGCGGAACCTTTTTCCGGATCGATAGGCTCAACGTGAAAACGCGCCTTAAGCGCGTAGGGTGACTGTAGTTCTTCTGAATACGCTATACGGGCGTAATAACAAAGAATGTCGCGAACAGCGGCAACATCATGCGGGGGCATGAATAACAGCATGTGCCAGTGTGGTGTACCATCGTGATGAGGCTCTACCACACGGAAGCCAAAAACCTTGATGCCGGCGCGCGAAATCGCGGCACGGCACTTAGCCCACACACGGCAGAGATAGCGCTGTGTATCCTGTGGGCTGCATCCGTTCCACTGGCTGACAAAGCCACCCTTACTGTGTACGGCGTGGAAGCGTGACGGCGCGGTGATTGTATAGAACTCCCCGGCCAGCCCCTCTTCGTTTGCGATATCCTCAAATCCTCGCATGCGAACCATCAGTTCACAGCGACGGATCGCAGGATTGGCCACGCTACCGTAAACCATATCGCCAAGAGCAACGCGATCACCGTCTTCGTTAATGAGGTCGAACTTTTTAAAAAACTCGGTATTACGTTTTTTCTGCTCTACCCATTCGCCCAGGGTTTTGCGTGACACGTATGCGCTTGCGGCTTTTTGTACCTGCCCCACGGCAATGGCCAGATGTTCACGCTGGAGATCGCGGGCACGTTTAAGGCGCAGATACCACCAGTCAGGTGCCATCATACGCAGAATGCCAGAATGCGCCTGCCGCTCCGTCAGCTTGTCAGCAATAAACGCTCCCCAGTAGGGCGCGGTGAAGTTAATCTGCTGTACCAGTTCGCCCATATGGAAAAACGCCAGCCCCGCACGCTTAGCCAGCTCTTTTTCGTCTCGCGTCTCACCATTAAGTGTGTCTGTAAAATCACAGAATGCCTTGGTTAGCCAGGCAGCAACGCGGCCGGCCAGCTTTTTAAGTTCGGAACGGTCAAGGGACGGCAGGCGATTAAGCGCCTTACCAAAGGGGAGATCGTCCACGTCGCCCATCAATGCATATCGGGACATGACTTTTCGTAGGCGTGGCAATACAGCCCCGGCGACAGTTTTACGCAGGAATGTATTGGCACGACGACGACCATCAACGCCGTTATAAAGCTTTTCGTAGCGGTGGCCGAAATACCCGGCCAGCCAGTCGGGTATTTCATGCAGGTACTGGGAGCGCCATTCATAGTCCTGTGGGTTCACAGCCCATAAACGGCGCTCTGTTATCGTCGCATCATCTGGCATGCCAGGCGCGAAGGTTTCACGCCGCCAGGCTTCAACGGCGTGATGTTGGCCATGAGTACCAGGTGTCATGCGCAAAACTTCAAAATGGAATTAAGCGGGGTTGTTACTGCCATGCCGCACCGCCTTTACTGCAAATGGCCGCTGACTCTTCACGAATGAGTTCTATAATTTCCAAAGCAGTTAAGCCTTCATTTACCGCATGGTTGGCCAGCTTATCGAGGCGGGCGGAGCACAGATCTGCGGCAGCGGCTTTACCCTCTCGCGTGGCTTTCTGAAGCATCAAAGCCAGCGCCAGCCCGGCGGCTGAATCACTCTGTCTTTCTGGCTTTGGCTTGATAATGGTCGGCATGTTTGTTTCTCCAAGGCAAAAGAATCCCAGGCCATTGAAGTAATGGCCGAAAAAATCCAGGGTTAATTAGTGAAAAGCGGGGGTTTTAACTACAGCTGTATGATTTGGTGCCGGGACTTTATGTAGTGGATAAGTCTGACGCCACCATTCATGAATCAGAGCCTTAATCTCTCCCTGTCCAAGCGCGCCTGCGGTGTAAAACAAAGCACGTAGGCTGGCCAGCGCCTCAATCTGGCTTTCTTTGATTTCGGCTTCCCGGTAAACGGTGCACCACATAGCGGCATTAATGGCCAGCCAGTGCCTTTGATTAGTCAGGTGCTCCGTATCGTTGAAGAAGAACGGATGCAGCGAAACGCGCCCGGCTTTATCAGTGTTTTTACTGATAAACATCAGGGAGTAATTCATTGGCACCAGCCAGGCGTTTAACTCGGTGGCGAGTGTGGTTTTATCTACAGAAATTATTGTCATAGCGGAAGTCCTGGTTTATCGCTGACGCAGCTGGTTGCGCCCGGCTATCAGATTTGCGGTACTTGCGGGAAGCACGTCAGCGGATTGCTGTTGTGTGCAGGTCTTATTAGTAAGGCGTCGGGCAGTTCGCGGGGAAAAGTCCTGTTGCCTCAGTGAACCGAAACCCGCAAACAAGTTGCGCGCATGCTGAATACCGGCACGTAGCTGCAACATTCGGCGATGATCCAGACGCGCGTAAAGCTCATACCAGTTACATTCAGCCAGGCCTGAACTCAACGCCTCGGCACCGTGCAGTGATGCAGCATGGAGGACTAATCCCCTCCACTCGGGTTTGAGCGAGTCCCAGTATTTAGCCGCTTCCGAATGACCAGGAAACAGCTGTTCGCGTAATTTCTGGATGCGCTCAAGATTAGAAGGCATGGACACCTCCGATAAATTTGGTGAAACGCTCCCACATAGAAAGCGGGCGCGTATTGAATTTGTGAATATGCGAAGGGTTCCAGCGCTTGCCGTTTGGCAGTTCAAGCCAGCCATTTCCATAGCTGGGAAGCTGCGGCGTCGGCGACTGGCGCTTTAGCATGGAAGCTATATCTTTCATGGGCATACCTCACATAAGCCCGGTAGCGTTTGCAGTGACGATATCGACGGCAGCAGCCAGCACAGGCACTGACTGAAAGCGGCTTTCTACGGAATAGACGATCAGTGAAAGGCTTCTGATTGCATCGCTGGCACGGTCAAGGATTTGATTTCGGCGGGTTACGGTCATCTTCTCTGTAGAAACCGCTTCACCGGCAATAGCGCCAACACTGGCCGCAGCGGTCAACACACAAAGTTGCATGTTTTCATGTGCGGCATTATTAACAGGTACGGATGGCTGACAATTTAACTGCCTCAGAAGACCGTCAAGGATGCGCGGGTCTTCCGTGTAATCAGTAATTGCTACCAACTCATTCAGGGTAAGCTGATGAACCTGATCGGGATTCAGCTTGCAACGCAATGTTGCCGGTCGCATCCCCAGATCTCTGGCCAATTGTTCAACGTTATGCGCCTGTGAAAAGGCGCGAAAAGCGTTATCCAAGTGATCATGTATGGAAACCGCATAATCGTACATGTTCGCATCCCCGAACTTATGCATTATTGAAGTGAGTTACGTTTAGAGAGGCGGTATTCATCAGGAACATGAATATCCTCGCCTGTGATGTTGATAACAAAGTTCGAATGACCAAGCGCAAGTCGAGTTTGTTCTTCTTTGTATTTCAGGTACTTAATCTGAATCTTACCGCCAGCGCGCTTGCACCCTTTGCGGATTTTCTTTGGTAGGATCTCTACCTTCCCGTGTTCCTTCCATTTATAGACAGTGTGAAGGGACATTTTTTCGAGATAAGCAAACTCATCCGGGTATACCCAAATACGAGGGATGTTGATTGAAATGGTTGCATTCATAGTGCAATATCCTCACTTTGTTTGGCTTGTATTCGTACATACAAGCATTCATTAGCTCTTCTTCGTATATGTACGCATTTACGTACGAATTGATACTACCGGCATCATTCGTACGTAGTCAACAATTTTGTTCGAGATTACGTAAAAATGAAATATCAGACAGGCGGTACAGCCGCACTAGAACGCGTAATGGAAGCTTATGGTTTTCGATTTCGAAATGACCTTTGTAGACAAATCGACACATCATCAAGCACGCTAAGCACTTGGATAAAAAAGGATTATCTCCCTGGGGAAGTTTTGATTCAGTGTGCCATTGAAACAGGTGCATCAATAGAATGGCTTGCTACAGGGAATGGTGTTTCGTTCGAGCATACAAAATCCGACATAGCCCAACTTCAATCTTACGAATTGAACGATGGCCAACTCAGAACCAGTGGAAAAATTTTGTTCGATCTGGTGCTTATGCCTATGGATACTGCACAGCCTTTCGCAATCAAGAACG